TAAATTTGAATCAGTTGGAAAAAATGCACAAAATAGAGCCGCACTTGTGGTAAACAGAGCAAAATGGGAAGCGGCCAACAAATGGGCCAAACACAAAGGCATTCGCTTTAGAGTGTTGACTGAGTCAGACATCTTTAAATAATAGCATGTCCAAAGATGAAATAGTTGTTGACACACGTGAATTGTATGAAGCAATGATCAAAGCAGTTAAATTGAAAGGACTGGGAAGACTTGCACGTAAACAAAAACATGTTGCTAAACGTAAGGGAAAATTTAACAAGAGGACAGGACGTCCAGGTAAATCCAAATGACTAAAAAACTAGAAGAATTGTTCAATTTGGAAAAACCTGAGGAAACTCCCGAAACACTAAAACATAAATTAGAGACAGAACAAAATGACAAAGATGATGCACAAGCAAATGCATTGATACAAGAAAAAATTGGACTGGATAAGATTGATGCCGCACTGCCCCAAGTGGATGGACTTGAAGATGATAAGGAAATAGATCAATACTCTAACGAATCCTTCCAAGCTTACAAAGATCTAATGGATCTTGGCATGAACATAGAGCCTAGATTTGCAGGAAGAATTATGGA